GCTCCACCAGCGCCTTGTCGTCCGACAAAGTTTCCTTCCGCTCAAAATCAAGCGGCATTGATGCGCGGATAATCTTGTCCAGCGCCTTGTCGTCGTCAGTCACGGCCACATCTCCTCATCACGCTGGTCGCGCGCGCCATCGCTCGTGACGAACAGCCAGATCGCCAGCCCCATGACGCAGACAATGAATGCGAACAGCCAGTTATCTGCGGTCATATCCACCAGTCCTCATCGAAATCCCAGTGATCGACCCGGCGTGCCATCAGGTATGCCGCCAATGACAGCACCCCGATGGCGATCCCGAATAGCGTCAGCCCCGAATGCTTAGGGGGCATACGCCGACACCAATGTTAAGGACGGTGCCGTTCTGATACTGGCAGAACTGGTTGCCTCGTTCGATCCACTGACGCACCAGAAAATACTGGATCTGCGCCAGTGCCGGCGTCGCTGTTGCAGCCAGCACGACTGCGATAATAAGCTTCTTCATCCTATCGTTCCCTTCTTCTTCCTGATTTCAACCTTCACTGCACCCGCAGCGTAACGCTCGAACTCATCCAACTCAGCCTGCGTCATCTTCCGATAGACTTTCTTCGTCATCCAGATGGCAGCCGCCAGCTTCTTGGATCCCTCAATGATGCGATCAATCTCGCCGTGTTGCCTCGGATATGGCGTCGCCGCATCGTCGCTCAGTAACTTCGATTGCCTCTCGAAATTCTCTCGCACCCCTCGCATCTTCGTCCGTCTCCCATCCATTGCCCGAACCACAGTCACACCATGAACGGATGTCACCCCATCTGGTGATCGCGCAATTCGGATCGTGCATCATTCGCAATTCCACACTGTCTTGCTGACGCGCAGATCGTTCGGCCAGCCTTCGCCGTTCGTGAAGCTCCGCTCCGTGAACAGCAGCATATTCGTTGGCCTGATCAGCAGCCGCCCACCTTCGGTGCGCATGAACATAAACTCTTTGCTCTGCTCAGGCTCGGCACTGAACCCATCGCCGTAGGGGCAGGCCGTGAACAGGTAACGCGCCTGCGCAATTCCGTAATCGTAATACGCCCAGAGATCAGACAGGTATTCATACCTGACCACATCGAACCCTCTGCCGTAGCAGTTCCACACCTGCGCCTCCCGCAGCGTCCACATATCAGGCGTCTCGTTAAACGCCAGCGCATGGGGCGGCAGCCCTCGATAGACAGCGCCGCATTCGAGCAACACATGGCAGGCCCACGCGCGCCCAGCCTCAGCCCTCACGGCGAACCAGACGGCAGGCTCAAAGCCAGTGCGCCCGTCCCTGACGAACGACGAATCCACCCAGACGTATTGATGGTGCGGGAGATCCTGACTGCTCATACCAGATCCACCGCCCGGATCTTGCCGTCCGTCACGATCTCGATCTGGATCGCCTGCTCGGCAGGCACTGTGCCACGCCGGAACCAGTGCGACACAGCACTGCGGGTCACACCCAACTGCCGTGCGATCTCAGCTTGCGTCTCGAAGTGCGCCAGCAATTCCTCGAAGATAGGCTTACTCATTATGCTGCAATCCCTAGTCGTGCGTGCACCGCATGGCGCAGCATCGTGGGCGTGAAGCCCCACAGTTTCATCGCCAAGATATATGCCTTGACCAGCTCCGCAATCTCAGCGTCTGCCTGCTTCAGCTCAGCCGCCAGCTTGTCGCGCTTCTTAAACGCAGCCGCTGCTGCGCGGATTACTTCCTGCTCAGTCATTCTGGTTCCTCCCCGCCTGCATTGCGGAACATCCACGCCTTCGCATACTGGCGCGCCACATCCGGCTTCTCACCCATCGCCCGCTGATGATTGAATATCCATATCTCCAACGACTCACGAAGGGATTCGTTCTCCTCGATCAACCGCTCGATACGATCCTGCTCCCGGTGATAGCGTGCTTCGAGTTCCTCGATGCGGTCGGCGGCTTCGCACATCGTTTCGTTTGCATCGTCGATATAGAAGCTGCCCTCACCATTTCCTGTATCTGGATCACAGCACGGCACACCATCCCGCAGCCGCTCAACCAACGTCAGCTCCTCACTCATTGAGCTATCCCCAAGATCTCGAACGCCTGATCAATCGCAACCAACGCAGCGTCACGCCTCCGCTGCTGCGTCACCTTCCGCATCGTCTTGCCTTGCTCGACGCGCGCCTCGTCATCCGCTGCCTTCTCAAGCAACGGCATGATGCCAGCCATGATGGTCGCAAGCGTGTGGAGCACGCTCATAATCTCGCTGCGATCCATCGTCCGCATCACCAGATCAGCGCGTTGCAGATAGTCAGCTCGGGCAGGCTCCGTCGCCTCCTCCCATTCCTCGCCGTGATAGTCCTTGAACAGCGCCGCAGCGACTGCCTCTTTCATCGGATTAACAAACATCACTTCCCCTTCCCGGCGCAGGTCATTGCGTCCAGCGCATTGCCCGCCTCTTCTTGGATCTTAATCATCGCATTGATCATGACACGCAGGTCGTCGTGATCGTCGCCCAATCGCTCGATCTCATGCATCATCTCTTCGATCTCATCCGCCGCTGCATGGCACATCGACGTGTCCACAGGGGCCGTGCGCAAATCACGAATCAACGCGATCCGAAACTCCATATCGCTCAGCATCATCCCACGATCTCCAGTATCTCAGGCTTGTCCGTGCAATCGCAGACCACCTCGTCGGGGTCGTTGCCGTAGACCAGAAAGATCACCCCGATCTTCTGCCGCGCATCGTTCTCCACGTGCAGCCACTCCTCATCGCAATGCCCAAGGTTATCCATCACCTCTTCAGCATCGTCACTGTGCATCACGGGCAGCTCTTCGCCGTCATCCACTGTCAGCAGATAGCCCTTGTCCAACGCGCGGTTCACGATCTGCCGCACCACGAATCGCTCTTCGTTATCCATCAGAACGCCCTCGGTTTGCGCCGCCCGTAATCGCGCAGCTTGTCATATGCCGTGGCATAGTCATCCCAGAAGCCGTTATAGACACGGCCATTCCCATCGGCGTCGATCTGATCGTCGATTGCCTCAACCAATTTATCGAGCGCATCAAGCAGCTCCTCTGCGTCCAGTGCATCAAGCTCCCGGTTCATATGCCACCCCGTTCTCATAGATGATCACGCCATCCTCTTCGTCAGGCCAGCGGGTATCAACCACCCGATAGGTGCGCTCGTCCGCCACGCTCAATGCACGCGCTGCCTCCATAGCCTGAGCGCCATGCTCAAACTTCGCAACCGGATACCACCGATGGTAGGTGGTGTCCTTGATATCGACCAGAACTTTCATGCAACATCCTTTCTTCATGCCGTCACAGCACGCATCAATCGATCATATTGTTGAGCCGCTGTCAACCCCATAGTGTTTCGCGATTGCCGGAAGCATATCGTCCACCATGTCCAGCGCCAGACTGTGCTGCGCACGCACCTGCTTCTCGGTGCTGCGCACATTCCACTGGATCATGCGTCGACCATAATCGCTGCGCGTTTGGTGACGCTCGACCCGATAGCCACTGTCCTGCACAACATGATGCACCAGTGCCGTCGTGCAGAGCGAACCATCCAGACCCTTGGCTGTCGTGATACGCAGGATGCGGTCATTGCCCATGTCTATGCGTGTGTTTGCCTGCCATCCCGACTTCGTCTTGGCGACACTGGTGTGCATCTCGTCATCCCTTCTTGCGTAGAACTGTTGCTAACTGCGACTCATACAATCGAGCCATCTTGTCCATCCCAATGTGACGATAGGCCCGGATGCGTTGCCGCAATTCACCTTCACCTAGCATTGCTGCATATGTCTCGGCCAGTTGCCCCATCATTTTCTCTCCTTGATTAGCATCCAAATACCCAGAGCAACGCCGCCCCAGATCAGCACCCACATCATGACAGACAGCGGGTGCATTACTCAGCCACCTTCGGCTTGTTCTTGCTGCCCAGTGGACGGCCACGCTTCTTCGGCTCAGGCTTGGGGCCGACGCTATCCTTGCGACCCTTCGGACGGCCACGCTTCTTCGGCTTCCCTAATGCAACCATCAACGTATCGTTAAGCCCCAGCTCAACCAGAGCCACCAGCTTCGCACGATCTGCGGCAGTGTCCCAGTCCAGCCGAACTGCCAGATCAAATAGCTTTCCAGCCAACCACTTACGCATCGTCGTCCCCCTTCTCCAAATGCATTGACTTCAGGATCTCTTCCTTGCTGATCGCCATCAGCAATTCCTTCAGCTTCACCCGTGCATCCAGCTCATCCGCTGCCATCACGGCAAAGCCCAGCGTGAAATCATATCTATTCATCGTCAGGATACTCCTCTCCCGGTTCAATTTCGTATGTCTCTCGGTAATACTTCAGGCCAGCCAGCAGAAATTCCTCCATCTCAGGCGGCTCCTCGTTCAGCTCCTGAAAGAACTCTGCAAAGGGCATCTCAAAGATGATCTCATCACCCGATCCACGCACATGGTCAGGCCCTTCGTATAGGTGAACGTCCAGCACCACACGCAGGTTCCCCTTGTATAGGTGAACGTCTACCTGAACCTCCCTCAGCCAGTCGGTTATGTGTTGGTTCATCACCTCCCACATCTTGTCGCTGAAATCGCCAAGCTTGTGCTTGAAATTTACAACGCCCTTGAAATCTTTCGCTGTGACGTATGTCATACCACCTCCACATCCGTGACCATGTCCGACACATTGCAACCCATCTTCAGCGCCTCCATATGCGTCAGGTCGCGTTCGTCGTTCAGCTCCAGACCAACCCACGGCTTCACCCAATTGCCATCAGGCAGCAACCAGCCGCGCCCTCCTGTCATGTCTATCGACGCGCTGCCGTCGGGCAGCTCAAGCGTCACCTCCAATGTCATCTGCACGATCATCATGAGTTCCCTTCATATGCCGTGTAAGGCAGCAGCTTTTCGCGCTGCTCCACCAGAAACTCACGCAGCGTTTCAAACTCTGCAAATTCACTGATCGCAATGTCATCCACCTGTCCGCTGTCGATCAGATCGCACAGATCGAAATAGATTTCCTGCAATGTGGTCAGCATCTTCTCATCCATCACGCAGCCTCCTTAAAATTCCGTGAGCCAGCCCCATGCGGTGCAATCTGGATCGACACCGGAGCCTTGCTCGTGCTGCCCATGCACAGCTTGCAAGCGATGCACTGCGTGCGCTTGCCTGCCTCCTCGGATGCAGGGCAATTCACCTCGCGCCCCGTCATCGGTGACGCACCCACACGGAACGTCCGATACCCACGCAGCCATGCTTCCTTCGCATCCATCGGGCTGTCAGCCGACGCCATCACCAGCCGTGACCAGCCACGCTCTGCCTTGCGCCATTGGTGGGTATACCCCGTCCAGCCTGCGGCCTTCGCAACCAGCGTTTCCCACAGCGCAAGCGGTGCTGCCGCCGGATCACCATAGGTGCCAAGCCGCACCATCTTACCGGCCACGATCTCGGCAACCTCAGCCGCTGTCGCTGCCGGGTAAACGCCACGCTGATAGCTTTGCCACACGTTCTTGGGCCCATGAACCAGCGTCACATAGCATGAGCGCCCCTTCCCCGTGCCATCGCCACGATGCACGCAATCCCCACAGATCGAACGATCAGCGCCAGTGCGCACCGCCTCAAGCGGGTGCATATCGGGGCGGATGATATACGTCTGCACCATCTTGCCCGTCTTCTGGTTCCGGCTTCCAGCCAGACCCGTCACAACCACAATGATACGCTCCCCATCCAGCATGGACGGGCCGTCATAGATTACATATCCAGCGTGCTTCATAGCGAAACCTTTCTATCAGCGTGCCGTCACAGCACCCCTATATAACAGCCTATTGTTTAGCCCCTGTCAACACCTGAGTTTTATGCACCACCTCATCTTCGATGCGGCGTCGGCGATCATCATCAATCGCACCCGGTTCGCCCCAAAATTCGCGGCCCAGAATCTCCCAGTCCCCGCCAATTAGATACGTCCCGTTGTCCCCGTTGTCATAGTCCAGATCACGCACCCGACCGATGCCGATGGACGTGCTGCCGCCGAAATAGTTAGCGATCACCTGCGTCAGCCGCGCCATTGCGTATGCCGGATCCTCCTCCGGCGTCCGCATATTCAGCTTCTGCGCCGCACCTAAGAATGCCGCGATCGACTCCGGCCCTCCGTTCCAGTGAACGTAAATCCCAATATTATCCAGCCCGAACGGGGCCAGCGTGATTACTGCTCGATTACCCATTACACACCTCCATCTTATACTGCCGCCAGCTCGGCCACCGGAACGGCAAGCCATAGCCTTCTGTCATAAACCTCGGGACGCGACCGCCCACCACCACACGCACCTCACGGATCGGCGCACCGCCTATCGTGGGCACGTTATCCGCAACCACACGCAGCTTCATGCCCGGCTCCAGCTTCGGAGCCGATGCCCGGTGCGCATGGTATTCGCGGCACTTCTCGCGCCAGCGCAGGGCGTGCTCGTTGTCCGTCTCGGTCAGCAAATCCAGAATCCGCAACGGACAGCGCCAGATATAGGGGCCCATGTGTTCCGTCATATCCTTATACCCAAACGTCAGCCCATCCGGCGCGCTCGGCGCAAACTGCAGCATATATGTGGCGCACCAAACTTCGCGCGTCCCGTCCGGCTTGGTATGCTCGACCGCTGCGTAATACTCACGCGCCGCCACGATTGCGGATGCCAGCACGCGGCGACTGCCGATATCAATCCCTTCGGGGATGTCCCATGTCAGGCCTGCATCCAGATATGCCTTCACGTTGTCCGGCTTCGCTTGAAACGTCCAGCCCATCTCAGTCCCTTTCCACCCGATAGAAACAATACCCATCGTCCTGCGTGCTGCGTGCCACCGCATATTCGATACGCTCTTCGTCAAAGCCATGCAGAATGTCAGCCAGCTTCGACGCGGCTTCCGTGTGCGCGTCCTCCGTGTTCAGCTCATACGGATACGGGATCGTCACGCTGGTTTCCCCGCTCCATGCCTTGATGCGCGCGCCCCGTGTGTCGGTCGGCCCCAGATATTTCGTCCGGATCATCACTTTTCCCCTTCCAATAGATCGATCAGCACATCCAGCGACTCCCATTCGAAGCCACCCTTGACGCACAGGTCAACCACCTCGCGCGTCGCCCCTTCCAGCTCGCGGATATAGTCGCACGCTGCGTCATACTGACGCGCCAGCCGCCGGATCTCATCCCGCGCCGACTCCACGCCAGCGCCAGAGCCTCGCTCCAATGCGGTGATATAAATATCAATCACAGCCGACCATGTCGGTGTCACATCCACATATTCCATGCTCAATCCTCCGGATAAAAACACAGGTCAAAGTTATAGTGCGGCTCCGCAAAGACGCCCAACTGTCCCAGCGCCTCGCTGGCAACATACGCCCAGCTATACGGGCCTGCCTCCCATGACACGCGCCAGCCGCCATGCTCCTCACGCATGAACGTCTCCATATCGGGATTCTGAAAATGCTCACGGGCCATCAATCGCAGCACCGCATAGACTGCCTCAGCCGTTTCCTTCGCCCCTTTCGGGGCCGCAGCATAGCCAGCGACCGCCACCGCCTCAGCCACACGGGCTGTCCCGTCCCCGTAATAGATGCCCTCGCCTTTGCGGGCATAGTCCAGATTAATTTCCATGAAATTATCCTCCAAAACGTGTTTACCTGCCGTCAACAGGCTTCATGTTTAGCTACGCTCAACGTTGACAAGCCGTCAACAAAAACCGCTCCGAATGCCCAAAATGTAACAAATGTAACAGCAGTGTAACAACGATTGTTACGCTCTCAGCCGCAGTTTTCCGCCGTTGTAACAAATGTAACAGGATTTCGGGAAATATAGCCCTATAGGGAAATGTCATGTTGACTATACGTCAACACAGATAGGTAACTCTATATATATATCTATATTTCTATAGATATTGTTACATATAGCAGGAAATGGCGGATTTCTGCGGCTCACAGCGTAACAAAACCACGTTACATTTTGTTACATCTGTTACACTTTCAGTGTAAACGCAGCAGGAATCGACGATTTTCTGCGGAAAAAGGGGTGTAAGCTTTTGTTACACCCCCTTCCCGGGCCTCATTCGGCGTCGCGGATGGCGCGGTCGATCTGCTCGATGGCGACTCGCGGGCCGGTCTGTTCATACTGGAAGTATGACTCATCGTCCTTGTAACGCGAGGACACCGAACGGGCCTTGCCAAGGATCGCCATGACCTTCGCGGCATCTTCGATGCTCACGGCGTAGCGGTTGTAATCGATTGACAGGATGACATTCATGTTAATGCTCCGCATTAAAGCAATCGGCCCAATGCCGATGCCTCCGAAACGCAGCCGGTAAAAGCTCCGCTTTGGAGGCAAGGGGTGGCGTTCCCCCTTTGCCCTAACGCTAGTAAACTAGCGGGGATTTCGATCACACGATCCGCTGTTGATTTGCCAAGCGCCCCCAAGATCCGTTGCGTCAACCCGGATCTATCCACCACAAACCAGCTTAGGCCTCCTCACCCGCTCCTTCCCCAAAGGGGTGGCGTAATGATGGTTCCGTCAATCACTAGTGATGGGCTGGAAGCCCCGAACAGAGGGGCTATGATGACAGCGTCCAGCTTTAGCTGTCTGATATGAAACCTTGCATTCCATCCCGTCGTCACAACGGGGAGACTTTGTCTCTACGGGTCTGCGGCTTGTCTCATGTCGTCGCTCGGACTGTCTGAGAAGCGAAGCGCTCATCGTTTCGACCCCCTTATAAAAGCCGAATGTTGAGCGGCGGTCAACACAATTCGAAAACTTTTTTATAACCCGTAGGGTTAGGGTCGCCGTTCGGTGCGCTGGGCCGATGATTTTTCTGGCGGATTTTTACAATTGTGCAGTGCAGCAAAACGCCGAGTCGCCTCGTGATGTGATCGTCATGACGCACGAGCGTGCAGGCGCGCGCGTCCCTGCGGATGCTAACCATCCGGTTAGCGGCGTGATCGCGTCACAGGCGCGTCATGCACAGGCGTGCGCCGGCGTGCGTGCGCGCACCCCCACCCACCCACTCGCGCGCGGGCGGGCCCGATCCCCCACAGTATACACCCCCATCGATCCGCGTTTGTGGCTAGAAATTTCCGGCCCGCTATACAGACCCCCACCACTGTAAAAATGCGACGACCCCGGGGGTTGTTTGATTTGGGGTTTTAAATTTGAAATTTTGGAATTATGGTTTTGCTGGGTGGTTCCGAAATAAATGTTGGCTTGCCTTCCGTTTGTTGTTGGACCCGGAGCCACCCGACCTTGAGCCGTATCGATACGGTGTAACGATTACCTCCTCTTTACATTCAGGCCTGATGCACGATATGTTCTGCGGGAGCGGCGCTGGTGTCGATGGATGGGGAAACCCCTCTTTCTGTCTATTGGAACGGCGTCGCTCACCGGAGAACAGAATGGCTGACGAAGAAGAAGCCGAAGAGAAGCTGTGGGAACAGACCGTGATGCACGGTGTGAACGGCGACACGCAGATGACGCCGGACGCTATTTTTGTGCGCGAGTATGTTAAGACTGGCGATGAGATGATGTCTGTGAGCCGGGCTGGCTTGACGGACAGTCGTTATCCATTGAGTGTGATGGCGGAGTATCATCTCTCCCGGCCTGAGATACAGGCGGCGATAGCTATTCAGAGGCAGCTGTATAACGCGGAGCAGAAGCGCCGGGCGCGGATGGCTGGTGGTTATTCGCTGCAGTTGATTTTGGATGATCTGGAGATGCTGCACTTGCAGGCTAAGGAGGACGGTGCGTTTGCGCCGGCTATTAGCGCGAAGAAGGTGCAGGCTCAGATGCTGGGTTATTTGGATAAGACGGTGCACGTGACGCATTCGGTTGAGCCGCGCGAGATGACGACGGACGAGCTGAGGCGTCGGATTGCGGAGCTGAGTGCTCCGGCACTGGAGGATAAATCGATTATCGAGGCGGATTTTACGGAAGTGGGGACTGGTGATGAGCAGACCGTATAGTTACGCGACGCGGTTCGTTTCGGGGTTGATGGATCCGGGTGCGACAGCGATTGTAGAATTACTAGACACAATGGATCATGGCCGAGAGGGTTATGATTTGCTGTTGCGCCAGCACGCGCCGTTTCCGGACACGGAGGAAGGGCGATTGAACCGAGAGGCGCTTCACCGACTGGTTGATGCGTGGCTCGATGGGGTGGAGTTTGATGGCTGAGGCCGACCCCGAAAATCTGAAGGCGATGATGGAGGAGCTGCTGTTCCGCGAGGAGGCAGTGGACTCGCTGGCGAAGTATATTGAGTATGTGAGCGGCATGAAGCCGCCGAAACACATAGAACACTTGTGCGAAAAGCTGGAAGCCGTAGCGGAAGGTAAGATTAAGCGTCTGATGATCTCGATGCCGCCGGGGCACGCGAAGTCGTTCACGGCATCGCAGCACTTTCCGGCGTGGTATCTGTCGAAATACGGCAAGAAGAACCTGATTTGCGCGACGCACACGCAGGAGCTGTCGGACAGTTTCGGTCTGAAGGTGCGTAATCTGATGAAATCGGACGAGCACCGGAAGGTTTTCCCGTCATCGGGGATTAGCTTGGATAAGACGGCTGCGGGCGAGTGGATGACGCTCGAGGACGGGTCGTATAAGGCAACCGCTGTGGGTGCGTCGGTCACGGGTCGTCGCGGACACTTGCTGATCGGGGACGATTTGCTGTCTGGTATTGAGGCGGCGGAATCGGAATCTCACCGGAAGAAGCTCTGGGCTTGGTATAACAGCGATTTTTACACGCGGCGTGTGGACGATGACACGGCGATTATCCTGATTGGGACGCGCTGGCACTTGGGCGACCACTTTGGGATGCTGGATCAGGAAGAGCGAGACGGCACGGGCGAGAAGTGGGAGCGCGTGATCCTGCCGGCACTGGCTCTGGAGGACGATCCACTGGGAAGAAAGCCCGGAGAGGCGCTCTGGGAGTCGCAGTTCAGCAAGGAAAACCTCGAGAGGATTCGGCAGCGGTCATCGACGACGGCGCGCATGTGGTCGTCGCTGTATCAGCAGAACCCGGTCGTGGACTCAGGCGGCATAATCGACGGGACGTGGTTTAAGTGGTGGCGGCAGCCGGAACCGCCGAAGGTGCAGTACGTGATACAGTCGTGGGACACGGCGCTGACGGCGAATAAGACCTCGGCGTACAGCGCATCGACGACGTGGGGCGTCTTTGACGACGAGAACGGGGTGCCGAACCTGATATTGCTGTCGGCATGGCGTGATCGGGCGGAATGGCCGGTGCTGCGGCGCATGGTGCAGCGCATGGCGAACGATTACCGGGACGATAACTATAAGATGCCCATTAAGCCGTCGAGATCGAGGAAGCCGGACACGATCTTGGTGGAAGCGAAGGCAAACGGGCAGATGTTGATCTTGGATCTGGCGAAAGCTGGGTTGGTTGCGACGCCGTTTAACCCGGATAAGTTTGGCGATAAGATTGCGCGCGTTCGATTGGTGACGGACCTGATTGAAAATGGTAGAGTGTGGCTACCTGCAGCGGGCCCGACGTATCAGCAGTTGCGTAAATGGGCAGAAGAGTTCATGCAGCAGTGCGTTCAGTTTCCGGCAGCCGATGCGCGGGACTGGGTCGATACGATGACGATGGCGTTTTTGAGGATTAAGCAGTCGGGTTGGGTGGCGAATACGGAAGACCCGTATGAGGAGCGTTACGATACGCCACTTGAGCAGGTTGCGTTTTATTGATAGGAAGCAGCATGGCCCGTAGACCGACTAGCATCGCTGACACACTCCGCCCCGCTTATGAGGGCATTGGTGGCGTTGATGTGGAAATGCCTGAAGAGGGCATTGATATCGAGCTGGAAGACGGCGGCGCGCAGATGGTTGACGGCGCAGAGGTCACCGAATTGGACGATGGCGGGGTTGATATTAACTTCGAGCCCGGCGTTGAAATCCCTGAAGAGCCTGACTTTGACGCCAATTTGGCGCTGTACATGGACGATATGGACCTGAACACGCTGGGCGAAACCCTGCTCAGTGGTGTGGAGGAAGATCGTCAGTCTCGCGGCGAGTGGGAAGCCACGATGTCCGAGGGCATCAAGCTGATGGGCTTGAAGATTGAAGACCGCCAGACGCCGTTTCGCGGCGCGTGTGGTGTTTTCGACCCTCTCTTGGCAGAGGCTGTGGTGCGCTGGCAGGCTGTGGCTTGTGGTGAGCTGTTGCCGGCTGGCGGCCCAGTTAAGACGCAGATCGTGGGCGTGGCGAATGAGCAGTTAGAGGCTCAGGCGTCGCGGGTGAAGGACTTCATGAACCTTTACCTGACGGAATTGGCCCCAGAATTTTACGAAGAGTTCGACCAGATGCTGTTCTGGCTGTCGCTGGTGGGCTCGACCTTCAAGAAGGTGTATCAGGACCGGCTGCTGGGACGCCCAGTGAGCCGGTTTGTTTTGCCGGATAACTTCATCGCGGCATATGGCACCACGGATTTGGCTACATCTCCGCGTTTCTGCCACATTACGCCGATGACGCGCCGGAATTTCCGTCTGGCGCAGCTTGCTGGCGTTTATCGGGACATTAAAGTCGGCGATCCGCAGCCGGACGACAGCTCACAGACGCCAATTCAGGCGGAAGTTGATGGCGTTCAGGGCGTTGAGCCGGGTGCTGAGGGCACGGAAGAGTACCGTGTCTACGAAATTTATGCCGATCTGAACCTGTCTGGCTTCGAGAACGAAGACGGCATTCCTCTGCCGTATATCGTGTCGGTCGAAGAGGGCAGCCGCAAGGTTCTGTCGATTTACCGGAACTATGAAGAGAATGATCCGACGTTCCAGCGTCGTGACACGTTCGTCCACTATAAGTTCATGCCGGGCGTTGGCTTCTACGGCTTGGGCTATGCGCACTTGCTGGGCAACTCGGCGAAGACGGCGACATCGATCCGTCGTCAGCTCATTGACGCTGGCACGCTGAATAACTTCCCGGGCGGTCTGCGCGTGAAGGGAATGCGGATCGAGGACAATAACATCGGGATTGGCCCGACCGAGTTCCGCGAAATCGACACGGGTGGCCTGCCGATCCAGAACGCGATCATGACGATGCCCTATAAGGAGCCGTCACAGGTATCTTTGGAGCTACTGAGGGAAACGTATGAATCCGCCCGCAACCTTGCGAACACAGCCGAAATCGCGGTGGGAGAAGGCCGTCAGGACGCGCCTGTTGGAACGACGGTTGCGCTCATGGAAGCTGCGACCCGCCTACAGTCGGCCACACTGAAGCGTGCGCATAAGGCATTTAGCCGCGAGCTGAAGCTGATTGCTGACCTGTTCGGTAAATTCCTGCCGCCGACGCCATATCCGTTCCCGGTTCGGGGCGGCATGTCGGCGATCATGCGGGAGGATTTCTCGAATAACATCGACGTGATCCCAGTCTCTGATCCGAACATTTCGTCGTCGGCACAGCGCATGATGCGCGCTGAGGCGTTGCTGCGCTTTGCAACGCAGCAGCCTGACCAGCATAACATCCGCGAAGCCTATCGTCAGATGTATGTCGAGATGGGCATCCCCGAAGAGAAGATCGATCTGCTGTTGAAGCAGAATGCGCCGGAAGCAAAGCCGCTCGATCCGCTCACGGAGAACCAGAATGCGATCCTCGGCGCACCTTTGAAGGCTGCTCCGTATCAGGATCACGACGCGCACATCGCGGCTCACGCCCCGATTGCTGCGGAAAATCCGTCACTTCAGGCGCACATCAACGAGCATTTGGCTCTGAAGATGCGCGTGCAGGTCGAACAGCAGATTGGTCAGCCGCTGCCGCCTCCGGGCACGCCGCTGCCACCCGAAGTTGAAAACCAGATCGCCGTCATGGTCGCACAGGCCATGCAGCAGCTCGCTCCGCTGTATCGTCCGCAGGAGCAGCCCGACCCGTATCTCGAGGTCGAGCAGGCGAAGATTGCTCAGAAGGACCGGAAGGCCGAGATCGACGCACAATCGCGTGAGCGTGTGGCTGAGATCACGGCAGCAGCCGATATGGCTGATACTGCGGCCCGAGAGCGGACGGCAACGCTGCGTGTGTTTGCTGATCTGGCAGATAATCCTGCGCCCCCTGAACCCTACTCCGTCCAATTTCTTGGAGATCAACGATGAAGATGAGTGATCTGCGGGCGAAGGCTCGCGCAATCTTTGGCCCGGCCAATCCTGAGCCGATGCCGAACCAGCCGAACGCGGCGAAGGCCTTGCAGCAGCGTGCGAATGCACGTCCGATCCCGACCTACAAGGTGGGTGGTGTCGTGAAGAAGGCTGCCGGCGGCATGACGAAGCCGAAGCTCTCGGATGCTGAGCGCAAGATGGGCGACGCTCTCATGATGACCCGCAAGGGTAAGGAAGTCATGGACGCTCAGAAGCGCATGGAAGCTGTGAAGGAAATGGAGCGCCGCAAAAAGCAGGAAGAAGCTGACAAGCTTCTCGGCATGCGCATGAAGAACGGCGGAAAAGCTGGCTGCTATGCTGATGGCGGCGACGTTACGGCTGATCGCATTAAGGCTCGCATGGCTTCCGGTAACTATAAGAAGGGCGGCAAGGTCCAGACTTCTGCTGACACAGCCAAGAAACTTGCCACCGAAATGGGCGGCATGAAGAAGGGCGGCAAGCCGAAGGACGGTCTGGCTGTCATGATCGCTATTGGCAAGCCGATGAAGAAGCCTGTGAAGAAGGCTGTCGGCGGGGCTGGCAAAACCCGCAAGGGTATGGCCCCCATCAAGAAAGCTGCTGGCGGTGCCGCTAAGGTCCGCAAGGGGATGATGTCGCCGACGGGTGAGATCAAGAAGGTCGTCACGCCGAAGAAGGGCATCGGCGGGATGTAATTGGGGGCCCCGGAAGGCGGCCCGGGTAATAGCCGCCACATAAAAAAACCGGAGAACATATATGAGCGCAGAAGAACTGCGGAACAGGACCGCTAAGCGGATCTCAGAACTGCGCGACCGCGCTGTTGAGTATTCTTTAAATGCAAGATTTAGGCCTTCGTCGGGCGGCAATTCATACATGCCAGCGACGACGGCTGAGGAAATTGCCCTTCAGACTCTGGAGGGGAATGCGTTGGCGCGTGCTTATACGTCGGCTCTTGAGGTTATGAATGAAGAGTACAAGCGTATGATGCAGCCAGATGAAGATCGAAAACCGGAGAACCAAAGAGGGAGTGCATACTAATGAGTATGAGCAACATCGAAGAACACGAAGAAGCCGAAGCTAAGGCATTGATTGATCAGCACTTTATTGAGATGACAGGCAAGCCGTTTGACATGCGTCCGGCTGGCTATCTCGTGGCTGTGAAGATTTATGTCCGACCCGAAGAGCTGAAGACAATCACGCAGGAAGACGGCACAGAGGTGACGCTTTACCTGCCCGACACTGTCCGTGCTGAGGATAAGTACAGCTCGGTTTCTGCGTTGGTTTGCGCAGTTGGGCCTGAAGCATATCAGGGTGAGAAGTTCGAGCGGTCTGGGCCTTGGTGTAAGCCGGGTGACTGGATTCTGATCCCACGTTACGAGTCGACGATGGTCTCGTATCGTGGCGTGGCAATGGCCCTCCTCCCTGATGATCGCGTGATGGCGGTTATCACAGGCCCTGAGGATGTGATGTCTGGCAAGTTTGCCGGCGACTTTTAAGGAGTAGGTTATGTCAGAAGAAACAGAAGTTCCAGAACTTCCGCTGACTGAGGAAGGTCCGGTCGAAGATGCTGAAATTGAGATCACAGAAGAAGATCTTGGTGAAAGTCTAGCTGACTATCCTGACGACGCTGAGGAAGAAGAGCCGCAGGAAGAAGAGCAGCAGGAAGAACCGCAGCAAGAAGAACAGGAAGAAGTAGCTGAGGAGGAAGAAGCTCCGAGGCCAAAGCGCTCTGCTGACCGTCGAATTGCTGAACTTGCTCGTAAAGCTGCCGAAGCTGAACGTCGCGCTCAGGAAATGGAGGCACGGCTCCAGCAGGCAGAACAGCTACGCCAGCAATCTGACATGGCGATGATGACGCACTATGAGCAGCGTCTTCATGGGCAGGCTCAGGCAATTAAGCAGCAGTTGATTGATGCTCACTCAATTGGGGACAGCGAGCGTATCGTTGAGCTTCAGGGCGAGTACTATAAGCTGCAGACTGATCTCAATAGCATTGAAACTTGGAAGGCTCAGCAGGAACTGAATGCTCCCCAGCCTAAGCAGGCGGCGCAGGCAGCTCCTCAGGAAGAGAAGTCTCAACCAGCGCAGCCGACGCTAGAGCCGCGCACTGCTGACTGGATTCAGAAGAACACTTGGTTCCAGCCCAACTCTCCGGACTTCGATCCTGAGATGCACGAAGAAGCCACAATCTACGCTCGTCGCGTCGAACGTCGCTATCGGGCAGAGGGGCGAGAAGATGAGATCGGTAGCGTTGATTACTTCACCGAGATTGATCGCCATATGTATCAGGAGTTTCCTGATGCGTTTAGCGAGCGCGTAGCCCCAACCAAGAAAGTCCCACCAATGAGCCGTGAATCGAATGTGGCTCCGGTGCAGCGCAGTGCAGCTCCGGGGCAGCCGCAAAAGAACTCTAAGACAATTCGTCTTACAGCCGACCAGCGTCGCATGGCGCATCAGTTGGCTGAGTCTGGAGCAATCCGTCACCCGGATGGAAGGCGTATGACGAAACTCGAAGGTGAAAAACATTACGCCCTTCAGGTGGCGAGACAGGGTAAAGGAGCATAACAATGGCACGAGCATCACGTATGGCGCAGACGCGCTCCGCAGAATCACGCGAAGCAGGGCAGCGCAAGCGCCCCGAGACACACTTCCAGTCCAAGCTTTATGTCCCGAAGGATAAGATCCCGAGCGGCATGACTTATGCTTGGGTCCGTGAGTCGACTCTGAACGAACCAGATCCTGACAACATGACGGATCGCATGATCAGGGGTTGGCAGCCGGTTCCGGCTAACCGTCACCCTGAGATGGTCCCTCCTCCGCTTCCCGGTTATGAAGGTATGGAAGTCACGGTTATCCGTCGTGGCGGCCTGATCTTGTGCGAATGCCCGACGCGAGACGTTCAGGAGCGGAATGAAGAGCGCGAACTCGAGAACATCGAAACGCTGCAGGATGTCGCATGGACGGGTCAGCAAGATCCGAACCTGCCGCGCATCGACGAAAGCAGCGTGGGCTTTGAACGGGTTACCTCCTTTAAGGATTAACCTCCGGTCGCGGCGGGAGCCCCTCTCTCGCCGCGCCTAACTGCCCCGTCCGGCAGGTCTGGGCGGGGTCTTTTTATTCAGCGTTGACAGTATATCTAGGGTAATATACTTTCCGCGTACTCGATGGCCGTCACGTATCGTGCCAAACTCGATGGTGGTCACGTACCCACTAACCTAGATCGATTGCCGTTACGTATCGGCAGACAAACCTTCAAACTTCAGCATGGAGAAACCGTATGGCTTACGGCACCAATGCGCCTCAGGGGTTCGTCCCCGTCAAGAAGCTCGATGGCTCTGCTTGGACCGGCGCGACTAATCCTTATCAAATTACTAGCACTTATGCGACCGCCATCTTCCGTGGCGACCCTGTCACCATTCTGGCTGACGGCACCCTCGGCGTCGGCGTGGCTGGCGCAACTTGCGTTGGCGTCTTCTGGGGCGTCAAGTTTACCGACAGCACTGGTCGTGTGCGCTTTGAAAACTACTGGCCGGGCAACCCGGGCGTTCTCACCGGCTCTGTCGTTGAGGCTCTCGTGATTGATGACCCGAACACGGTGTTCACTGTTCAGGAAACCAACAACCTCGGTGCTGCTGGCACGCCTCTGGCGCTGGCTGATCGCGGTCTGAACATCAACTTCCTGTACACCGCTGGTTCCACGTCGACTGGTCAGTCGGCTGTGTCCATCGACAACACCACCGAAGCTGTCACGGCGACGCTCAACTGCAAGATTTTGCAGCTTGATCCGACCCCCGGCAACGCCGTTGGGAACTTCGCTAACTGGCTCGTTACCATCAACAACCACCTGTACAACGGTGGCGTGACCGGTATCTAATCGGCCAAGCAGGGAGACATAAGAAATGGCTATTAACACTACCGCAATTCGCGACCTGCTCCGTCCCGGTCTGGCTGCCGTTTTCGGCGACTATCCGATGTATCCGGGTCAATGGTCCGAGATCTTTGAAAAGCACACGTCCGATAAGGCTGTCGAAATCGAAGTTGAAGTCAAGCTGCTTGGCCTCGCTCAGATCAAGGCAGAAGGTGCTTCGACCGCTTACGGCGAAATGGGTCAGCGTTATGTAACGAACTATGTGAACCGTTACACCAGCATTGGCTTCATCATCACCCGTCAGGCGATCAAGGACAACCTGTACCAGTCGTCGTTCCCGCTGCAGGCGAAGGCTCTTCGTCAGTCGATGGAACAGACCAAGGAAGTTCTCGGCGCATCCGTTCTGAACAACGGCTTCTCGTCGAACTTCCCGATTGGCGACGGCCAGCCGCTGTTCTCGACGCAGCACCCAATCGACAACGGCGTGGTTGCCAACACCTTCACGGTGCAGGCTGACCTCAACGAAACGTCGCTTCAGGATGCTATC